AAAAAATAGACCCCCCTTGTCAGTTCTCCCATTTGTTGTAAAACTACAGCAAATTTTTGTGCAAAATGACAGATTGACAAACCGCCAAAACACATGATATAATAAGTTATAAGCTAAAGAAAAGAATGGAGGACAAAATAAATGAAAAAGGCGACATCTGTAAATGAAATTAAAATTTACATGAAAGAAGAATGTAAGAGAGCATGGCGTCTTCTCATTGAGGATACCGAGCTGTTAGGTAAAGATAGTAATGTAACAATGCGCTCTCGTACTAAGTGGGTAACTCTTAACATTCTGTATGAGGATTTGTTTCATGAAACTATCATGTACTAGTCACACCAGCGGCACGAGAGGTGCAGGAACATGGGGGAGGGGGGTGTACATATTGTCTCACATGGAAGGAAGCGTAATGGACTATTACGTTGAAATTAAGAAAGTAGGTATCAAAACGTACTCATGCACGTTTAATCAAATGTTAGCACAACTAGCATTAGAGTGTATTTCAATAAAGAGAACCATATCAGCGAATGTTATGGACTCTGATCATAACAGGTATCGCGTAGATTGTAGATATTCAAGAAAATGTATGGAACGTGTAGAAGTATATGTTAAAGAGTTATAACCTGCATAGTCGATCAGCGGCACGGGCGGTGCAATTCCGCCCTATGCATTCAAGCGATTAACGCTTGTGAGCAATGAAAACAGAATAAAGGAGGACACTAATATGATTTATGACGAACTTAGTAAACAGGTTAGAGAAAATGACACCATTCCAGAGGATAGAAAGTATGATGTATACTTGACCGTGAAACAAGCATACATCGACATTGCAAAAAGTGATTATAAGTATCTATGCTATACCATAAATGGTACTTCTGATAGCACTGGTCAGTGCGCAATTACTTGCGAGTATGCGAGAGAGTTACTCAAATACTCAGAAGATATGAACACGATCATTGAAATTATGATAGCAGAACATGTAACAGAATTGCAGGGTGGCATGATAGTATTATAACTTGCATAGCTGTGCTATCGGCATAAACGGGCGGAAAAGAGAATATATGAAATACAAAATTAAGCTTTACATCGGTGGACACCTGTCAATGGTTACATATCGCACGGACACTTTGCAAAACGTGTTATCGTGCGCCAGAAAGTCAATCGCACTATTTTCAGAGTGCGACGAGAGAGTAAAAATTTGCATTCTTGACAATGGCGGAAACGGTATTAGGTCATACGTTACCGGAAACAAACCTAAACCAGTATATACTGTTATCGACCATGTAAATAAGGAACGAAAAACCTACTACACCGGAGCATAGTTCTATAGAAAGGAGAAAAACTTTGAAGATCAAACTTTTACGGATTTTACAGGTCTTAATAATCGTAGCATTGATTTACGATATTGTCGTATTCAGCTACACAGAAATGATTTTTGGGTAATGTGGCTCGAGTTAGTCTAAACTAACTTCGTAACAAAATATTTCAATTAATTGTGAAAATCACTTGACAAAAACAGTGTTAAGAGATATAATAAATACAGTAAGAGCTATAGTTCTTACAACACTGTTAGGGCGGTGTGCCATACCGCCCGCCTCTTGAGCGGCAAGCCGACTTAACGCGGTTCATCACCGCGGTCGCTCTTCCATACGAGTTCTGACGTATGGTAAAAATAATTTCCGAAATAACAAAAATAAGAAAAGGAGGAAACGGAAATGAGAGAATCTATGGTGACTCGTACCGTCCTTGGTACGAAAGTAACAGCGCTTGCGATGGATACAAATACCTGTGAGCCGTCCAATGTAACTTACGAAATCGGGGGACAGCATACCAACGATGAGAAACTTTTGAATAAGGTTCGTAAAGAGTATGATACAGAAGATTTCAAAATCGTTAAAATCGTAGCTGTAGAGCCATTCGAGAAAAGATATGGCATGAAAGAATCTGACTTTATCGCTAATGCGTTTGTGTTAGAGCCGCTCCCGAAGCGTAACTAACAACGTGTTATAAACAAAAATTCAACC